TCCTAATCCAGCACCACCTAATGCTATTTTACCAGCAGTAGATTCTGGGATCATGCTTTTTAAGAATGATCCAATGCCACCTGTGTCTGCTGTTTTTACAGATGCGATTGGATTACCTGTTATAGCACTAGTTGTTGACGGAGAGGCAAAAGGAGAACCAGAAGTATCAAAATTAAAACCTTTTCCAAAACCTTTACCACCCATTGCGTATGTCGTTGCTCCTGCAAGTGCTGCATTTTGTAAGGCTTCTTCTGCACTTCTACCTGCCGCAAGAGACCCTATGCCAGATCCTATGGATGCACCTAATGGACCACCAAAATACATACCAATAGCACTACCAATCAATGGTGCGGCTTTTTTTAATGATCTAGTAATGTTTTTAAAAATGCCCATAGTTCATACTACCAATAATTTGTTGTTTCTACAATCCTATATTCTAGATATCGCACTCGTTGTCACCCTTGTTTTAGATAACTCTTGAATACTAGCCACAACATGCAATCTATTAGCTGTTGCAGCCTGTACTTTTAATATCTCTCCACTTTGTAATATCAAATCTTTTGAAAGTAATTCTACCGTTGTGTTAGCTCCTACGGCTTTCACTTTAAATAAACTAAACGTATCACTGCCATTTACAAGTTGCACTGTAATTGTATCAGCGTTGCCACTATCTTCAGACACTAATATAGAGTTTACAACGGCTGCATTGAAATCGGCATCACTAGGAACTGTAAACAAAGTTGTAAGATCCGTTGTGGTTAAATCTACTTTTGCGTTTGTTACACCTTGAATATATTGAGGAATACTGGTTATTAACATTAGCGTCTACCATCCTGTCTTATATCCACTCTAGGTGTACCTAATTTATATTTAGTTCCCAGTGATGTGGAATCAATTCTTAAAGCAAAAGATCTGCCTCGTAAACGATAATTTAATTTTTCTGTGAACTGCTCTACTGGACTAGTTGCAGATCTCTGTGTTGTAACTTGTGCTGTCTCGTTAAAATTAGCACCAGGATTATTTCTTGATTTCATAGTAAACGATACATCTGGGTTAACACTTGTTGATCCAGTAAACGTAATATCTGGTATAACTTGTTTTAAAAACAAGAACTTATCGCCATCTCCTATATCTATGGCTGAAGATTCTATAAACGATGTCATAGCAGATCCATCATCATCAAATCCAACCTCATGGTTATAAAGCAACGAACCACCTGTGGCTTGTGGTAGGTTTCTTATGCCTCTATCAAGCCATGCTTGTCTTTCAAGTGTTCCGTAATACCAAACTTTTTCTAAATAATTATAGGCAACATATTTATCTATCTCTGTACCAGCAGATGATGGATAAAACCATAATATTTCACTAAATTCAGAATTAAGTCCTACATGTACTTTATCACGCTCTGCAAAATTAAAATCTAAAAATACTTTATCTTTTACTGTGCATGGAAGCTGTATAGTTTGACCTCCAGAATAAACATAGAACGTATCTAC